CGGCAGGGTTGCCCGAGGTGGCCTCGGCCGAGTGGAAGCGGATCGCCCCGATCCTGAGCAAGTACCGGCTGCTCTCCGATCTCGACCTGACCGCCCTGGAGATGTACTGCCGGGTGTATGCCCGCTGGCTCGATGCCGAGAAAAAGCTCGAATGGAAAGAGTCGCTGGTGTTCCGCACCACGACCGGCTACGAGACCCAGTCCGCCTACCTGAACATCATCAACCAGTGCTTGAAGCAGATGCAATCCCTGATGGCCGAGTTCGGCATGACCCCGGCCACCAGGGAGCGCCTGAAGTCTCTGGCCAACCAGCCGCAGCAGCTGGGCCTGTTCGATGATTTCGTTTCTCGTAAGACCGGGAGCAATGCGGTAAATGGCTGATTGTCCCGCCATGGAATACGCCGCCGGCGTCCTGGCCGGTGAGATCGTCGCATGCAAGTGGGTGCGCCTGGCTGTCGAGCGGCACATGCGCGATCTCGAAACGGCCGAAGAGCGCGGTCTCTATTTCGACGAAAACGCCGCCTGGCACATCATCGATTTCTTCCAGTTCACCCGCCACCTCAAGGGAGAGTGGGCAGGGCTGCCGATCGACCTGGAGCCGTGGCAGCAGTTCTTCCTGTGGGTGGCCTTCGGCTGGATGCGGGCCGACGGCACCCGCCGCTTCCGCTTCGCCTATCTCGAGATCGCCAGAAAGAACGGCAAGACCACCAAGGCCGCCGGCGTCGGTCTGTACCTCGCCTTCGCCGACGGCGAGATGGGCGCCGAGGTCTACGCCTGCGCCACCAAGAAGGACCAGGCGAAGATCTGTCACGGCGCGGCGGCAAGCATGGTCAAGCTCTCCCCGCACCTGGGTGCCCACCTGGAGGTACTGAACAACAACATCAGCAACCCGCAGACGCTGTCCAAGTTCGAGCCGCTCGGCCGTGACTCCGACTCGACCGACGGCCTCAACCCATCCGGCGCCGTCATGGACGAGCTGCACGCCTGGAAGACACGCGATCTCTGGGACGTTATCGAGACCGGTACCGGATCCCGCACCCAACCGATGATCATCGCCATCACCACGGCCGGCTACAACCGCCACTCTATCTGCTGGGAAAAGCACGAATACCTGTGCAAGATCCTCTCCAGGGTGATCGAGGACGACAGCTACTTCGGCATGATCTACACCCTGGATGAAGGCGACAATATTGACGACGAGTCCTGCTGGATCAAGGCCAACCCGAACCTCGGCATCTCGGTGAAGATCGACGACCTGCGCGGCGCCATCAAGCGGGCCAAGGAAAGCCCGGCGGCAATGAACTCGGTGCTACGGCTGCGCCTCAACCAGTGGACCCAGTCGGAAACCAGGTGGCTCAATATCGACAGGTGGCGGCAGTGCGGCAACGCGATCGAGCCCTCCAGCCTGCGCGGCCGGCGCTGCTATGGCGGTCTGGATCTCTCCTCGAGCATCGATATCTCGGCCTGGATCCTGGTCTTTCCGCCGGTCGAAGACGGCGAGCCATACAAGGCGCTGTGCCGTTTCTTCGTACCCGAGGACAACATGCGCGAGCGCTCCCGCAAGGACCGGGTGCCGTATGATGTCTGGTGCCATGCGGGATTGATCACCGACACCCCGGGCAACGTCATCGATTACGCCTGGATCATCGACCAGGTCCAGAAAGACGCCAAGGAATTCGACCTGCAGGAGATCGCTTTCGACCGCTGGGGCGCGACGCTGATCTACCAGCAGCTGTCCGACCTCGGCATGCAGGTGGTGGAATTCGGCCAGGGCTTCGCCTCGATGAGCCCGCCGTCGAAGGAACTGGAGAAGCTGATCCTGGCCGGCAAGATCTGTCACGGCGGTAATCCGGTGCTGACCTGGATGGCGGACAACGTGGTGGTGGTCGAGGATCCATCCGGCAACATCAAGCCGGCAAAGAATCGATCGACGGAAAAGATAGACGGCATCGTTGCCTTGATCATGGCCCTTGACCGGGCGCTCCATGGCGAATCGAACAACAGGGTTTCACGCTACGAACGAGAGGGGATCAGATCGTTATGAGCAAGGATAAGTGGATGGAAGTGTCATCGGTGGCGCGGCGGCTGAACATCTCCGCGGCGACCGTCTACCGGCTGATCAAGCTGGGCAGCCTGCGCAGCACCAAGATGGGCGTGTCCCGCTGCCTGCGGGTGAGCGAGGCGAGCATCAAGTCTTTCGAGAAGATGCGGGCCGAGGTGGTGGAATGACCATCCGAACCGGGGGAGGATGGAAACGCAAACCGACGCGGCTGTTTTCCGGCCCCTGCCCGGTCACCGGTGGGCGGCCGACGACGATGCTGCGGCGGACGTTTAACCTGATGTGCATCCGCCACCAGGAGGATTTTGACAGCTCCTGCCGGTTTATCTGCAAGGGGCGGTGGCCGCAGGCTGGGCTGGAATTGATTGATGACGTGAAAAATTTTGCATCCGAGGAGGATACCATGGCAGTACCATCGGCAATACAGGCAGGGATATGCGGGCTGTGCGGAGCGAAGAAAAAAGTGCGGAAGGTGCGGGAAAAAACCTGCTGCGCGACCTGCGAGCATATCTGGCGAGCGGCCCATGTTTCCTCGGGGCTGCTGGTCGATGCGCTCAACCAGGCGAGGGGGGAGGGATATCTGGCGGAGAAGGTTGGCGGCGGGGATCAGGTCGAGGTAAAGCGCCGGCTGTATGCGATGGAGCAAACGTATGAGAATATGCGGCTGGCCCTTGGGTGTCAAGGCGAGGAGGAGGCCCTTGAATCCGTCATCCGGTTGGTCAAAGAGCGCGATGCCGCCCTCGATGATCTGCAGCAGATCCGGTCCGCTGTTGGCCTCGAGGTCGGCAGCCCGCTGGTCGAGTATATCGAGGGCCTGGTCGGCGTCAAGGATGATGTTACCCGACGATACCTTGCCGTAAACGATGTGATCGAGAATGTGCGCGAGATGCTCGGCCTTGATGCGGAAGAGGCGATTATCGAGGAGGTGCATCAGTTGCTGCGCAATGGGAAAAAGGCTACCGATATCTGGTTCGAGACTGCCGAAATCATGGGGATCGACTGCGTCAATGCCGATCAGATACCGATCAGGGCCAGGGAGTTGATGCAAGAGCTATCGGACTTATCGAACTTGAAGGCCGGGACAATGGTGTATCTCGAAGGAAAGGAGGGCTGCACTGAATCCCGCGATACAGCCCTCCTTGATCTCGCTATCGATGTCCTGGCCGGCCGGATCACCGGCATCGATGCGGCGCGGATCAGCGCGTTGAGGTGATGAGGATGACCCAGCCCAGCCTGTACGTGGATACACCGGTAACCGAAGACGTCACCTCGCCCGAATCGATCGCATCGATAGTCGCGGCCATCAGACAGCGTCTCCGCGCCGTCAACATCGTCTCGTTCTCCGGCGGCAAGGATAGCACTGTGACCCTGAAGCTGGTCCTCGAGGCCATGCGCGGCCTGCCGCACAAGCTCTATATCATCACCGCCGACACCGGGGTCGAGATCCCTTATTTTCAGCAGTACGTCGACCAGGTGCGGGGAGAGCTGCAGCGCTATGTCACGGCCATGCGGATCAATGCCGAGGTGGTGACGGTACGGCCGCCGCCCCATGTTTCCTTCTGGGTGTCGATATTGGGCAAGGGATACCCGGCGGCGCACATGGGTTTCCGCTGGTGCACTGGCGTGTTGAAGATCGAGCCGATCACCAGATATATCGAGACCTTGATCACGGGTGACGATTATGCCGTTTTTGTCGGGGTGCGCACGGCGGAAAGCAAGGAGCGGGCGCGGATCTACCTGCAAAAAGACTACAAGCCAAACCACTATGCGCCGGTGCTCGACTGGACCGCCCATGATATCTGGACCTATCTGCTGGCGACGGATTGCCCCTGGGGAGATCACAGCAAGCTGATCGAGGTGTACCGCTACTCATCGGACGAGTGCGTCTATGGCGAGAAGCAGGGTGTCTGCATCGGCAATGCCCGTTATGGCTGCTGGCCCTGTCCGCTGCAGAAGGTAGGGCAGCTGAACATGATCGCCTACCACGTCAACGACGAGCGCTATCTGCTCCTGCGGAATTTCAAGACGACACTCTCCGGCATGGCCAACGACAGATCACTGCGCTCAGTGATCCGCCGCAACGGCGAAACCGGTGCCGGACCGTTCCTGGTGAAAATCCGCCAGCGCCTGTTTGCCGATCTCAAGAAATTGGAAAAGGAGACCGGCTGGACATTGATCTCGGGAGCGGAGGAGATCGAGATCCGGCGCTACTGGCAGGAGGAAGCGGAGATCCATAATATCTCGAACCAGCAGCGGCCGCTGCTATGGGACCTTTGCGGCGAGGTGACGGCATGACCAGGGCAGCCGGGTATGTCATCGCCTGGGCCTCCGGGCATCAGCCGCCTCGCACGGTGTATTTCCGGGGCGGCAAGAAAACCTGGGGCGCAACCTATGAGCGGGATGAGGCGGCCAGGTTTAGAACCAGGACGGCAGCCAGGCGGATGTGGGAATCAAAGCACAGGTTCCCGGAGAACTATCATGACGAATGGCAGAGCGGCGTCCTGCGGGTAGAGCCGACAACGGCGCCGATGCTGCCCTTCTGCCATGCTCATCGGTCTGAGTCTTAAAATCTTCTTTTGAGGTGATGTATGGAAAATTTCGACCAGGACCGCCAGGGCACCGGTACCGCCGAGTGGGCCGAGGTGACGGAAAATATCTGCAGGGGCTGCGCCAATGATTGCCTGTACTGCTATGCAGCCCACAGCGCCAACCGTTTCAAGCTGCGGCCGCGCTCGGAGTGGCATGTCGAGGAGTTGACCAAGCGGGCGGAGATGCGGTCCTATCCAGCCCGGGGCGGGGTGGTCATGTTCCCGTCCTCGCACGATATCACGCTCTTCAATCTCGAGGCCTATGTCCGGGTCGCCCGGTTGATCCTGGCCGCCGGTAACCGCCTGCTGATCGTCAGCAAGCCGCGACTGGAGTGCGTGGAAAGGATGATCAAGGAGTTTGAGCCATACCGGAAGCAGATTCTTTTCCGCTTTACCATGGGCACGGTGCAGCGCAATGTCTCGGCTTTATGGGAACCAAGCGCTCCCTCTCCCCAAGAGCGAAGGGGATGTCTGGAGCTGGCATACAGCAACGGTTTTTCAACCTCTGTTTCTATCGAGCCGATGCTTGAAGGCTACCAGATGACGGAGATCCTGATCGAATGGGTTCGGCCGTTTGTCTCGCAAACCATTTGGATAGGGAAGATGAACAAGCCTCAGCTGAGGGTCCCGAAAGAATACTCGTACCTGGTCGACGCCATTCTCAAACAGCAGAGTGATGACCAAATCATGAGCCTCTACGAGTGGTTCAAGGATGACCCGCAAATCCGCTGGAAGGACAGCATCAAGGTCGTGCTGGAGCGGTGGCGGCTGTTCGAGGCGAAAGAGGCGAATGACCTGGCGGAATAAGCCAGGCTCAAGAAAAAGTTCGAGAAGGGGTAAGGGGTAATGAAAAAGAAGACATACGTGAAATACCCGAAGATCTTGACGGTCACCTGCGTCACCTGCGGGGCGGTGATCGATGTGCAGCTCAATGAGCCGAGCAAGCACCGGAAGCGGTGGTATTGCTCGGAGAAGTGCGAGCGCGAGTATCTGGCCAGGGCTCGGTGTCATGCCTTGGGATCGAGGAGGCAGGCCGGCAAGTTCACGGCGGTTGAGGGGAAGTATGAGCCCCTGCGTTCGAAGATCCTGGGGGAGCGTCCTGCTGCCTGCGATGCCCCGAAAAAGCGGGATGACGAGGTTGGTGCCAAGGTCGCCAGGGATGCAGAGCTGAAGCGGGGCGATGCGGAATACTGGGCGGCGCTGCGGCGGGCTAAGGGGATAACCGCGGCGGCGGTATCCTGAAAACTAACTTGAGTGAGGTGAAACAGTGATAATTGACAGAAAATTCAAATTTGTGGCAGTGAATCCGTGCAACGGCAAACATTACACCCAGGAAGATGCAGTGGTCTTTTGCGCGAAAGATAAGGCGTTGATCCCTGCCCTTGAAAGATATGCCGAGGAATGCAGGGTCATCGGCTCAAATCCTGAACACATCGAAAGCGTGCTGCTCCTGGTTGGCCGGGTGAAAGATTACCAGGCGGCATTCGGGGCAAGGGTTCCGGACACTGTTGGTGACTGCGAGCTTGCCCGGTGTATTGATGGATATGGTGTAGAACGCTAATCCTAGTGGTCTATTGACACCCAGTCCCGGCCATCTCCTTCGAGGCGGCCGGGCTTTCTTTTTCCCGGAAAAACCCCTAAGCAAGAACCATGCCAACAAAGACTCTAAATCACGTTAGGAATTGAGGTTAATCACCAAAAGTCAAGGAGATATTTCGTTGCTTCTCCAATTTCTTCAATCTCGTCAAATGCTTCAATTTCGTCATGCGTATCAATCCTCTCACGGACCCTTTTTTTAATTTTTTTCCTCGCCTATCCTGACGCCATTCGAGGGGCCATCCTAGAGCCCCTCACTGACGACGGGACGCTATGGGCATCTTATCATCAATCTTCGGGAGATCTGGCCATGTAACTGAACGGGCGACCAGGTCGGCGACATCCGCCGACCTGGATCTCGGGCCGGCCGTCGATGTCCTCGAACGCAAGGGATCGACCGAGATTCTCACCAGCCGGGACCTGGCCATGCTCATGCAGGGTTCGGCCAGCGCGGCCGGGGTCGGGGTCAGCCCGAACACGGCCATGCGCTATGTCACGGTCTGGGCCTGCATCCGCCTGTTGGCCGAGTCCATTGCCCAGATGCCGGTGCACCTGTACCGCAAACTGCCGGACGGCAGTAGGCAGCGGATCAGCGATATCGCCCTGGCGGAGATCATCTCCTCGGCCCCCAACAGCTGGCAATCGCCCTTCGAGTATTTCGAGTTCCTGGTCGCGGCCCTCTGCCTGCGCGGCAATCACTACGCCTATATCAACCGCCTCGGCTCCGGCGCCATCGCCGAGCTGATCCCGCTGCTGCCGCAATCGGTTACCGTGCTGCGCGACGGCTACGACCTCAGTTACCGGGTGCGCTTCGAGAACGGCAGCACCGACACCCTGCCGCAGGAAAAGATCCATCACGTCCGGGGCCTGACCCTGGACGGCTTTGTCGGCGTCTCGCCGATCGCCTACCAGCGCAACGCCATCGGCCTGGGCATGTCCGCCGAAAACCACGGATCTTATCTGTTTAAGAACGGGGCGATGCCGGCAGGCACCCTGAGCATGCCGTCGGAACTGTCCGACGAGGCCTATGAGCGGATCAGGAAATCATGGAGGGAGACCCATAGCGCCGACAAGCAGGGCGGTGTCGCGGTGCTCGAGGGCGGCCTCAAGTTCGACAAGATCTCGATGAGCAACGAGGATGCCCAGTACCTCGAGGTCCGGCAGTTCCAGCGCACCGAGATCTGCTCGATCTACCGGGTGCCGCCGCACATGATCGGCGACCTGAGCAAATCGAGTTTTTCGAACATCACCCAGCAGTCGCTGGAGATGGTCAAGTACACCTTCCTGCCGATCTGCCGAAGGATCGAGGCGGCTATCAAGCGGGATCTGCTGACCGAGCAGGAACGCCGGCGCGGTTTGTATGTCGAGTTCCTGGTCGACGGCCTGGAGCGGGCCGACCTCGAACAGCGCTACCGCTCCTATAACGTCGGGATCATGAGCGGCATCCTCAGCCCGAACGAATGCCGGGCCATGGAAAACCGCAATCCCCGCCCCGGCGGCGACCTCTACCTGGCGCCGCTGAACATGGTCGACTCGAGCGAAGGCATGCCGAAGGAAGGCGGTGATCCTGAAGAACAGGATGAAGACGGCGGCAAGTCCTTCAAAAGCAAATGCATCGGAACGGCTGTTCCCGCCCCCCTGGGCAAGGCGCTGATCACCAAAGGCGTCCTTGCCCGGGAACAGCTCCGGGAATCCTTCGCTCCGCGCTTCAAGGTTCTGGCAGCGGCCCTGGTCGCCTACGAGACCGGCGAGCTGCGCCAGGCCATGGCCGACAACAACGGCGAGATCGGGCCGGGGTTCTCCGGCAGCATGACCGAGATCTACCGCCGGCTGCCGGACTATATCCGCAACCAGTTCCTCGGGCTGATGCGGGAATACGCGGTGGCGGTGCGCAACGCGGCCCTGGAGGAGATCGACAGCGAGGTGGAGATCGATTCCAACGAGCTGGCCAAATATGTCGAGGAGACCATGGCGGCCTTCAGCACCCGGCATATCTCCTCGAGCGAGGGGCAGCTGGCGGCCCTGATCAACGACACGGTCCTGGAGGATCTGCCGGCGGCGATCGAGCAGCGGCTGTCCGAGTGGGATGCAACCCGGGCGGCGAAGATCGCCAGCCGTGAGCCGATTCAGCAGGAGAGCGCGGTGTCGCGCTGGGTGTGGCTGGCCGCCGGTGTCACCCTGCTGCAGTGGCAGCGACGCGGCAACAAGTCCTGCCCGTTCTGCACGGCGCTGAACGGCAAGATCGTCGGCATCAACGAGCCCTTTGTCGAGGCCGGCGACTTCACCCCGGAAGGTCACGAGGCCTCGCCGCTGAAGGTGCGCGGGCCGAAACTGCACGCCCCGATCCACCAGGGCTGCGTGTGCGTCATAACCCCAGTGCGAGGATAGAGCATGGAACGCAAACAGATTTCCCGGCCGTTCGAGTTGAAGGCCATCGATGAGAACGGCGTGTTCGAGGGCTACGGCTCGGTGTTCGGCAACGAGGACTGGTATCGCGACATCGTCGAAAAAGGGGCCTTCGCCAAGTCACTGGCGGCGCACAAGCTGAAAGGGACCTTCCCGTCGATGTGCTGGCAGCACTATGCCGAGAAGGTGGTCGGGGTCTACGAGGAGATGCGCGAGGACGACTACGGCCTGTTCCTGCGCGGCCGGTTGCTGAAGGATGACGTCGCCCTGGCGCGTGAGGCCTACGCCTTGATGAAGGCCAAGGCGATCACCGGCCTGTCTGTCGGGATCCGGGTGCAGATCGAGGAGTACGACCGCAACAGCGATGTCCGGACCATCAAGGAGGCGGAGCTGTGGGAGGTGTCGCTGGTCACCTGGCCGGCCAATGACCTGGCCAGGGTGGAGAACGTCAAGAGCATCAAGGATGTGATCGGGCTGGAGCGCTACCTGCGCGAGGCAGGCGGTGTCAGCCGGAAGGAAGCGAGGGAGGTCATTCACTCCGTCAAGTCGAGCATGCGCCAGGCCTGCGAGACCGAGGAATTGAGTCGGATCATCGAAAACAACATTTCAATTTTGCGAGGTTAATCATGCCTGAACTGGAACTGAAGACCCTGCTGGAAAAGCAGAATAAAGCATTTGCCGAATTCAAGGAAGCCAACGATCTGCGCCTGAAGGCCCTGGAGTCGAAGGGCAGCGTCGATCCCCTCCTCGAGGAGAAGGTCGACAAGGCCAACGCGGCGATCACCGAGATCGGCAAGCAGATGAGCGAGATCGAGAAGAAGATGAACCGCCCGGGCGGGGTCGGCAAGGGATCCGACAGGCCCGAGGTGGACGAACACAAGCAGGCCTTCGGTTCCTTCCTGCGCAAGGGCCGTGAGGACGGCCTGCGTGATCTGGAGAAGAAGGCCCTGAACATCACCACCGACGAGGACGGCGGCTACGCGGTGCCGACCGAGCTCGACACCGAGATCCTGCAGCTCATGCGCAACGAGTCGCCGATGCGACGGGTGTGCCTGGTGCGGAGCATCGGCGGCGCCGAGTACAAAAAGCTGGTCAACCTGGGAGGCAGCACCTCAGGGTGGGTGGATGAGGATGACGCCAGGCCGGAAACCGTCTCTCCGAAGCTTGCCGCCATCACGCCATACATGGGCGAGATCTACAGCAACCCTGCCGCTACCCAGCAGATGCTCGACGATGTCTTTTTCAATGCCGAGCAGTGGCTGTCAGACGAGGTGGCCGTAGAGTTCGCGGAAGAGGAAAACCTGGCGTTCCTGAGCGGCAACGGCACCAAGAAGCCGAAGGGGATCCTGGCCTATACCGCGGTCTCCACCGCCGACGCCACCAGGGCATTCGGGCAGCTCCAGTATAAGGAGACCGCCTCCGAGACTGCGGTCACCGGCGATGAGCTGATCGACCTGGTCTACCTGCTGCGGAGTAAATACCGCAACGGGGCCGCCTGGATGATGAACAGCCTGAGCCTGGCCTCGGTCCGGAAGCTGACGGATTCGGTATCTGGCCAGTACCTGTGGGCCCCTGGCCTGCAGGCCGGCCAGCCGTCGCAGCTGCTGGGCTACGCGGTTGAAGAAAACGAGGACATGGCGGATATCGCCACCGGCGTCGTATCCGTGATGTTCGGCAACTTCAAACGCGGCTACATGATTGTTGATCGCATGGGCACCAGGACGTTGCGCGATCCCTATACCAACAAGCCGTATGTCAACTTCTACACGACCAAGCGGGTCGGCGGCATGCTGACCGACAGCCTGGCGATCAAGCTGCTGAAGCAGAAATAGGCCGATAGTCAATCGTTTCATTTCATGGTTTCCCGGGCCTGACGAATGCGGGCCCGGGCAGCCGACAGGAGAAAACAGCAGATGAAAAAAGATATCTCGAAAAATCTCGGAGTATTCGCGGCAATTGGGCCGGTGGTGCTCGATGACGACAATACCCCGGCGGCGATCGACATCGGCAACTTCGGCGGGGCGATAATCCTGATCATGGTCGGCATCGGCGGCATCACCTTTACCGCCGACAATAAAGTCGAGTTCAAGTTGACCCACTCGGACGACGACTCGACCTATACGGCGGTGGCCCAGGGCGACGTGAACGGCGTCACCGTCGGCACCGGCGGCATCGTCAGGAGCCTGGTGGCGGCCCATGCCGCGGCCACCCTGACCAAGGTCGGCTACCACGGCGGCAAGCGCTACCTGAAACTGTTGGCGGATTTCTCCGGCACGCACGGGGCCGGGACGCCGATGTCGGCGGTGGTGGTCGCCGGCGAGCCCTACATCGCCCCGGTCGCGTAACAGGACAGCCAACCAGTCTGCAGGCAACGAGGTCAACTTGATATGAACACCGAACTGGTAACAGCACCCGCAACCCTGCCGGTCACGGCCGACGAGCTGCGGCGGCATGTCTGGGAAGTCTATGACCGGGATGCCAGTGACAACACCTATTTCACTGAGCTGTTGACCAGGGCGACGGCGCATGTCGAGACGATCACCAACCGCAAGCTGGTGTCGCAGACCTGGCGCGGTTACCTCAACACCTGGCCGGCCGGCGGCGCTGCCATAGAGCTGCCGTTCGGCCGGGTGACCGAGATCACCCGCTTCAACTGGCTGGGCGAGGATGCGGTCGATCATACGATGACGGCCTCGACCCATTACATTGCCGCCTTGACCGGCTGGTTCCCGAAGGTGGTGCCGGTCAGTGCCTGGCCGGCAGGGGCCCTGTTCCAGGTCGACCCGATCCGGATCGAGTTCGTTGCCGGCTTCGGGGCGGCTGCGGTGGTGCCGGACGATCTCAAGCAGGCGATCTGCCTGCTGGCGGCGCACTGGTACAAAAACCGGGAGATCGTCCGGGTGGGCAATGTCGTCAGTATCCTGCCGCGGGCGTTTGATTCGCTGGTCGGGCCCTGGCGGATCCGGAGGGTGTGAGCTATGGCGACTGAGCTGGTGGTCAAGGACAACATATCGCCTGCGCTATACCGGTTGATCAAGCGGGTGGACAGCCTACAGCCGGTGATGCGCCGGGTGGAGGATGAGATCCTCGATCCGATGGTGACTGCGGCCTGGTCGGCTTCCGGTCTGCGGTCGCGGAGCGGGGCCTTGCTGGCGGCCATCACTCCCTGGCATGGCAAGAGCTCCGCCGGCGTCACCCTGAAGGCGAAGGGTGGGCGGGCGGATGTCGACAGGGTCTTCGCCAAGGCGGCGACCCATACCCGGGGCGCGAAGAAGTTTTCCTTCAAACAGGGCTATTACAGATCGAAAAAGGGCAGCCGGAAAAAGAGCAGCATCCTCAAGGCCAAGCGGCGATCGCCCTGGGGGGATATCCCGGCCAGGGAGTTTTTCCCGGAAGAAGAGGGCCTCGAGCGCAAGAAAGGGGCAATCGTCAACATGATCATGGAGCACCTGCAGAATGCTTAATCTCCTTGCCCAGGCGAATTCGATATTGACCCAGATGGCGACGGTCGCCGGCCTCAACCAGACCGACCTGATCGAGTCGATCGACGACGTGGAGCGTCAGCCCTATGTGCTGCCGATGGCGCAGCTGCTGCTGCACCAGGCCGTGCCGAAACTGCCGGAGAACAAGATCAGCGACGTCAACACCTCCTGGACGGTGATCGTCACCGCCAGGAGCCTGCTCGGCGTGAAAGGGCACCTGGCGATGATCGACGGTCTGCTCGACGTGTTGAGCGGCTTCCAGCCGGAGGGCACGATCAGGCCGCTGTCTCCAGTGAAGATAGAGTTTTTAGACAGGGTCGGCGAGCAGGCCTCGGCCTACGCCGTAACCTTTTCCACGCTACAACGGGCGACCATCAACTGGGATGTCCGCATACATTAAGAGGTAAATTATGAGCGCATTTTCGTTCATCGGCGCGGCCGATGCCTATGTGGATCTCCTGACCGACGAGGGCGTGCGGACCGGCCTGGAGCTGAAGGGCAACTGCACCCAGTTCATCCCGAAGCCCGACTCCGAGCGCAAGGAACAGACCGGCAACGGCCGGGCCAACTACGGCCAGGTTCTGGCCTCGGTCACCCTGCCGAAGCCGATGACCGCCAAGATCACCTTCAATCAGCTGGACGCGGCCCTGTTCGCCGCCGCCTTCTTCGGCACGAATACGGCCCTGACCCAGGCGGCCGGGGCGGCTGCCGAGCGGGACGTGACGGCCATCCTCGACAAGTGGGTCGACATCGGCAACATGATGATCACCGCAGCGACCACGGTCAAGGATCCCACCAACACCACGATCTATGTCAAGGATACCGACTACGAGCTCAACCTCCGCCTGGGCATGATCAAGTGCCTGTCCACCGGCTCCATCACCGCCGGCGAGGTCCTGAATGTTATCCCGACCTGCGAGGTGATCGCCGGCATCACGACGGCGGCGATGACCAAGAGTAACGTGCGGATCCGCATCAAGCTCGACGGCCAGAACTTCGCCGACGGCCGCAATTTCGTCACCGACATCTACCAGATGCGCCTGGCGCCGACTTCAGAGTTCTCGTTGATCAGCAACGACTTCGTCGACGTGACCTTCGAGGGCTCGCTCGAGACCCCGGCCGGATACGACGAGCCGATGAAACATCACTGGCTGAGTTAAGCCGCGGCCTGAACAGGCAAGGAGTAGCGCATGGCGCGGAAAGTTAAGGTTGTGAATATCGAAGGGCGGGGTGAGGTGACAGTCAAGGAGGTCAGCCCGTACGGGATGTGGCTGGCCTACCAGGAAAAGGCCGGCGGGATGGAAGAGTTGACCGCCATGTTCAACGATGCGGTGACCCCAGGGTTTGACGAGATCAAGACCTGGTATCCGTCGGAGATAGAACAGGTTATCGATGCGTTTCTGACGGTGAATGAAAGTTTTTTCGCGATAGCCCGAAAGCTCAAGGTGGACGGGCTGCTGGTGGAGATCGGAAGAAATATGTCGAAGAGCTTGCCGGAGCTGTTTGTCGACTCATACAAGAAGGTCATGGCCAGGCTGCCTGGTCTTACGGCTGGAGCCATTTCCTCACCGCCATCAAAACCCTGAACGGACCTACGAAAGGATAAACTGGACACGGTATGAGCACTGACAATCGGCTGGAAATGTTCATCTCCCTCAACGTTGAGGCCTTCAAGAAAGGCCTCAACGCCGCCGGGACCAGTGTGCGCACCATGGCTAGCGGGTCATCGACGGCATTCAAGGAGACCAGGACCCGGCTGCAGGAAAACGTGGTTGCCGTCAAGAATTACAACACGGAGCTGGGCCGGCAGGGCGGTGTCCTGCAAACCCTGAGAGGGCATGTTTTAGGGCTCGCCGGCGCGGTTGGTGTCAGCGTCAGCGCTATAGCAGGTTTGGGAAAGCTGGTCAATGTCACCAGGGAATTCGATCGACTGAATGCCGGGCTGATAACCGCAACAGGCAGCGCTGAAGGGGCAGAAAAGAAGTTCGCCGAGATCCAGGATTTTGCCACCAGAACACCCTATGACCTCGCCCAGGTGACGGACAGCTTCGTCAAGCTGGTGAATTTCGGGCTCAACCCAACCGATCGGGCAATGACCAGTTATGGCAATACCGCGTCGGCCCTGGGCAAGGATCTCAATCAGATGATCGAGGCGGTGGCCGATGCCGCTACGGGCGAGTTTGAGCGGCTGAAAGAGTTTGGCATCAAATCGAAATCCGAGGGAGACAAGGTCAGTTTCACCTTCCGCGGCATTACCACAACCGTGGGGAAAAATGCCCAGGAGATCGAGGAGTACCTGATCAGGCTGGGAGAGACGAATTTCGGCGACGCCATGGCCAACCGGATGTCAACGCTTGATGGAGCGTTGTCAAATCTGGGGGATGAGTGGGACAAGCTGTTTCTCAATATTTCTCAGTCGGGAGTAGGCGACGCGATTGCCGACACGGTCCGTGTCGGGATTTCGATGCTGGAAACGTTGAATGAGAAAATCAAATCCGGCGAGCTGCTGGAGTGGGTGCGGGCTCACAAAGAGGTGCTCATTACGATCGGGGCGGTGGTGACCGGTGTCCTGGCACTGGCAACTGGTGCTGCTGCGCTGGCCCCTGTCGTCTACACACTCACCGCTGCCTGGCGTGGCTTGAATGCCGTCATGCTGTTGACCTCCGGCAGCCAGCTCCTGCCCTGGCTCGGCTCGGTTGTCGGCGCATTAAAAGGCGTGCAGCTGGCCGCGCTGGGTGCAGCTGGGGCGCTTGGGGCAGCGGCCGGTGCATCGCTGGCGCTGATTGGCGGGTACTCCCTGGGCGGTAAGATCGCCGAGTGGGAATATTTCTCTGATGTGGTCAAGGGCAACAAGGATGCACTGGCGGAGGTTCCCGCCAAATTCGCGGCGATCAGCCAGGCGACGGGAGTATCGATCCGCTCGTTTGAAGATTTGAATAAGGCCCAGAAGGAAGGGCTGATCAGATTCAATGAAGCGACCGGGGCATGGGAGAAGGTTGCCAAATCTGCCCAGGATTCTGCCGATGTCCAGGTCAAGGCCCAGAAGGCTGCGACCGACGAGATGAAGAAGCAGTACAAGGAATATGCTGACGAGGTCAAGCGGCTGCAGGACGATATCGCCGGCCGCGAACAATCGCTGGCTGAGCGGCTGCGCGAGATGGCCCGATCGGGCATGTCAGATTTTTCCGCCTGGAAGGATCGTAAGGATGAGGCTGAGGAATATGCAGTTGCCGCAAAGCGAGCTGCAGAGGAATCAAAGAAGGCCTTTGCTGCCGGCGATGCCGTGGGCGGCCAGAGTAAGGCTAAAGAGGCTGTCGATCTGTACGACAAGGCCCAGGCTGCAGCTGCAGATCTCAATCGCGAGGTAAAGGACGGCGACACGGTTATCGCCTCTCAGCAGCAGAACCTGAAGACGGCTATGTCCATGGTCGAGGAGTACGGCCGCGGGGCGATCGACGTGCAGGAATCCCTCCAGACGGCGATCAAGGAGTCTGCGCAGGCCCTCGATGCCCAGAGCGGCGGCCAGCTGTCGAAGGAACTGCCGGAAGTGGCCAAACAGTTCGGCGAGATCAAGGAACAGGCGGATGACCTGGCGGGATCGGCGGAGACCTTCAACAAGGCCTGGGGCAACGCCTGGGATCGGGCGGTGCTGGGCGGCAAGGATGCGATCGCGCAGCTCGAGCGCGAGCTGCAGGATTTGACCAAGGACCGACACATCAAGGTCTATGTCGAAGAGGTCGAGAAGAGATCCCGCGGCGGCGTGCTCGGCCTGATGCATGGCGGTCTGGTGCAGATGCTGGCGGCCGGCGGCACGGTGGTGCGCAACATCATCAACGGCGGCTTCCTGCCCGGCTTCGGCGGCGGCGACACGGTGCCGTTGCTGGGTGAGCGCGGCGAGGTGATGATCAACAAGTACGCGGTGCGGGCCGGTGGCCTGCGGGCGGCCCTGGCCTTCAACGCCGGCCAGTGGGATGTGGTGATCGAGGAGCTGCTGAAGCGGACCGGCATGAACCTGCACTCAATCCTCGGCTACCATCTCGGCGGCCTGGTCGGCAGCCTGCCTGGCGTGCAGGGTTTGGCTGGCGGCGGGTCGGTTGAGGCAGCACCCGGAAAATCCGATGCAATAACCCTAAACCTGAACTTCGGCAACGGCCGATCCATCCCGGTGACAACCAGCCGCAGATCCGCCGGCGAGCTGATCAGGGAATTCCGCCGGGCGGAGGTGATGAGCTCATGAGCATTTCCGTGGGTGGTCTGGCGCTCAGTGACAACCTCCTGCTGCGCGGCCTGCGCGGCGAGCCGGTGGCGGTCGATGTGCAGCGCAGCGAGGGCGGGGTTGCCCTGGTGCTGATCGGCGATATGGAGAGCGGCCGACCTCTGGCCCTGGAGGGCTATTTCACCGCGGCCCAGGTCGACGCCCTGATGGATATGGCCAGGCTCAAGCAGCCGGTGACGCTGGTGCACCCGCGCGGCACCTTCTCCTGGCTGATCACCGGCAGCAGTCTGGAACCCTGGATCGACTACGTTGAGCCCGATCCGGGCGATTATGAATTTGGAACCGTAAACGGAATCGAGGTATGAGATGACCGCACCGACTGAACTTGACCTGAAGTTTTTCCACTGCGAAGAGCGCTCCAACCTGGCGACCAACGGCGGGCGGCTGTCGACCGCCGAGATCATCAGCGGGGCGGTGAACAATGTCTGGCCGCCTGTGCTGCGGGCCGCGCGGATGGCTGGCGAGAAACTGTTTCGCAAAATTGGGATGAAAATCCACCAGGACGGCAACGGCACCCTGGCCACCACCGAGTTCTGCCTCGACGGGCCGACCCTGGGTGATGACCGGATCGTCATGTTCGGCGGTACCGCCACCGACACCCAGGCGGACATTGTCGACGTGAATGGCGACCGGCTGGGCAGCATCAGGATATTCTGCGCGGGCGGACTGGTCAACCCAGTCACCGCCGGCAGCCAGACCATCGTCTTTGCCGTCAAGGATGCGGGCGATGTGGCCGGCATCGCGATCGGCGACGATATCCGCCTGACCGACAAGCTGACGCCAGCCTCGACCAGCGGCAATGTCGAATACCATACGGTCGCCGACCTGTCGGTGGACGGCCTGAACATCACCATCACCACCGAGAACCTGATCACCAACGCGTATGCCGCCTATTCGGCCGGCAGCGGCGGCAAGGTCGGGGTGATCTACTCGGCCGGCGAGACCAAGGCCAGCAACGGCACGATCGTCAAGACCTCGGCGGCCGGCATCTTCGATAGCGCCGGCTATCCACTGCTGTGGAACAACATGGGCGCGGATGAGCACGAGGTGACCCACGAGTTTGCCGACGCTGCCGGCAACTTCACTGTCGTCTCCGATCGCTTCGGCGCCTTGGCCTCCGGCAATATCAGCGGCGACTATACGCCGCTGCACCCGACCTGGGCCAAGGGTCTGTACACCGTCGAGCTCGAGGCCTGGGGCGGCACCTGGGCGGCCGGCGACACCGTGGTCATCCCGCTGCACGCCGCCGCCTCGTTCTGTTGGGAGGAGCGCAACGTGCCGGTCGGCTGCCCGCCGCTCAGCAATAACCGCGTCATCCTGGTCAACCGCAGCGAGGGCCTGTAAGCGATGGCCAAGAACCAGCATCTCGGTCTGACCCTGGTCTCGCCGCTGTCGCTCGTCAGCGAGTCTGACGACTGGCTGGAGATCGAGCAGCCGCCCTGGCCGGAAAAGCCGGCGGGCGGTTTTGCCGCCTGGGCAGCCGCCCTTGGCAAGGAACTGACCGCCGCCAACGGCCTGGAATACCAGGAGCAGTACCGATCGCACTGCCTCGAGGACGGCCTGCTCGAGGTCGAGCTGTGGGTGCATCTCTCCCGGCCGGATCTGGCCTATGCGATCACCGCCAGCCATGGCCTGCTGTCGGAGAAATCCCGCGACATCGGCGAGCATGTCTATTCCGAGACCGTGCGGTGGCAGTCTTCCCTCGACCTGGGCCGGGAGATCGCCGGCAAGGTCTCCGCTCGCTGGGAAGGCGGCGTGATCGGCCGTGACCTGGCCTTCATCGCGCCGCCGCCGGTGATCACCCAGACCGGCTCGGTGCTGGACTGGGGGGTGGTCTGCACCGGCACCCTGCGCCTGAAATACACCGAGGAGCACGACACCTATTTCCTTACCATCACGCCGCGCACCGGCGAGGATGTCGACCCTGACGACCTGAGCTCCGCCTATTCGAGCACGGTGACCGCCGTCTTTGCCGGCGGCGAGCCGGTGGTGCACGAAGTCGAGCTGCCGGAGATGAAGGGGTTCTGCGGCGGCAGTAAGGTCAGCGTCGATCCTGACGACGAGGAGGGCGACTGCTACGACCTCTATATCAAGTATCACAAATGCACCGGCGAGGAGATCAGCCGCGAACTGGTGCGGGTGGCCTGCCCGGAAAATGAGCCCGCCGAGGGTGACTGATGCGCATCCTCAATACCTACAGGGAGGCCGTGCCGCCGTCGGACATCCTCAGCCCGGAGGATATCCTGCGGATCTGCTGCGTGCCGACCCCGGTCGATGAGTGCAGCGAGGTCGGCCGGGTCTCACCGTATGACGGGGCGGCGCAGGAAGACTGGAATTTCGATCCGGAGGCCGCACTCGAGCAGGCCCGGGCGGAGAACCCCGGCAAACGGATCATTTCGGTGCGCACCGAGGGCATCGGCAACCGCCCCGGCCAGCCCTGCGGCACGAAGTACGAGGACTGGACCGGCGCCCTGAACTGCTGCGAGTTTGTCGAACCGATGGTTTGGGATGCGGCGAATTCGGTTGAGGTGCTGGCAGATCATACTGACGGGTGGGTGTTTGTTACCGGCGGCACGCGGCCGTATCACTGGTCGATCCGTGGCCAGGGATTCACCTTCGACGGCTGGAACATGCGCGACGCCATCACCGATGTGCCGTATATCCGGGTTTACGCCGGTCAGTTCGCCTGTGGCACTGCGCCGATTGAGGTTACCGATGGATGTTCGGTAGTTAAGTCATCTATTCGATCTGCCAATGGTCAATGGGTTGATTGCCGATTGTATTTCGCCAATTACTATGGGTCTTCATCGACCACTAAACGGATAATTGGCATATCTCCAGAGGGTTGCTCCCTTCTTATAATCTCCATCAGTGGCGGGAATACCGAGCCAGTGGTGGAAATGTCAGGGGCTCCCCTGACCTGGGATGATGCGTGGGGGGAGTGGCGATCTTTGGGCGACTGGGGGAGTTCTATATCATCGTCGCGAGTAAATTTGGAGTCGCTTTTAACCGGACTTAGCGGATTGAGCATTGCTACAGAGGTTCAGGTTCGAGAATGGAACACCCCTGTTGTCTGGCCTACACGATTGCCCGGTAGTGATTGTTCTTGCCCATCTCTGGGGAGCTGTAGATATATATGCTGATTATTAAATCCCTGCCGTTATCACATGTACAATCTGCCAAAATAATATTGGATGTTGCTATTGATGCTGGCCTGACAACAGATGAGTTGCGGCGAAAGTTGGTGGCCAGGATCGACCAGGTTGCGGCTGAGGTCGCTGATGGTAATGAGCAGCTCCCCAGGGCCGTGGAAAGAGGGAAAAGACGGCCCGACAATATCACCACCTGCTCGGTGTGCGGGAAAGCAGCAGTGATCGTGCCGGTAAATACCGACAGGAAAACCAGGATCAGTGGTGATTATACCCACGGCATCCAGTGCCAGAACCGACCGGCCACCGACCAGCCGTGGCGGGATGGGATGTGCGGCCATACCGAGTATGTCGTGTGGAGGGATAGATAGTGTCCACCACATACATTAACGGCCAGCCATGGCGGCAGCAATATCCCAACAACGAGGAGATTTTAGCCAATATTACTGGTTGGGCAGCTGGCCCCAGTTTGCCTTTGGCTTTTCGTTCCTCTCCGGCAATAGTCACCAAAAACAGAGTGTATCTGCTGGGTGGCTATACAACAGTCCCTGTTGCAACAGTCTATACTGCTCCAATCAACGAAGACGGGACGCTGGGCACCTGGGCGACTGGCACCAGTTTGCCTGGCGTGTTCAATGATGCGTCTTCAATCGTCACGAAAAATAGAGTCTATCTGTTTGCCGGAGTTGATGCATCGGGTGTTTCAGCAACGGTCTATACCGCCCCGATCAACGAGGACGGTACGCTGGGAACCTGGACGATTGGCCCCAGTCTGCCTGGAATATTACGGTCCTCCGCGCCGATTGTTACAAAAAATAGAGTCTATCTGTTGGGTGGCTACACGACGGCCTCCGTAGCAACAGTCTATACTGCTCCAATCAACGAAGACGGGACGCTGGGCACCTGGGCAGTTGGAACAAGTTTGCCTGGAATATTGCGGTCTTCTGCGGCGATCGTCACAAAAAATAGAGTATATCTGTTGGGCGGTCTTGTTTCAGCGGCCGTGGCAACGGTCTATACCGCCCCGATCAACGAGGATGGGACTCTAGGAGCATGGACAACGGGGCCCAGCCTACCTGGAGTTCTTCATTCCTCCTCGCAGATTGTTACAAAAAATAGAGTCTATCTGTTGGGTGGCTACACGACGGCCTCCGTAGCAACAGTCTATACTGCTCCAATCAACGAAGACGGGACGCTGGGCACCTGGGCAGTTGGAACAAGTTTGCCTGGAAATTTCAGTTACTCCTCGGTGATTGTGACCTCCAGTAAAGTGTATCTATTAGCTGGTGTTGTTTCAGCAGCCGTCTCAACTGTCTATGTCGCAACATTTCCTGGCGGAAAAAACGATTATAGCGCGGACAGTTATATCACGATTGTTGGGCAATGGCTCAACGCCGCAGTCTCCCAGCCCTACTCGATGTTCTCCGATGCCACCCAGGTCGCAAGCGAGCAGCCCTACGGCATCGCCGACGGCCTTGATGAGGTCGCCCTGCTCCAGCTCTACTCGATGGTCATGGAGGTCTGGCTGACCCAGCATTACGGCGATGTGCCGCTGATCGGCAAGGCCCTGGTCCAGCCCTATGGCGCGGCCTCGGTGCTCAACAAGTCCCTGCTGCAGCGCTGGGGTCATGCCCCGGAGCTGGCGGTCAGCCTCGAGCAGCCATGGTCCATGCCGGATCTGCTGCAGGCGGTGAGCGAGCAGCCCTACGGCATCGTCGCCGAGGTCCTCGAGGTCACCTGTGAGCAGCTCTATAATATCAACGAGCTGACCGGCCTGTTCGCCAGCCTGATCCAGCCCTATGCCCTGGCCGGCGAAGCGGCACGGCTCTACCAGTTCGACACCCGGCTCTATATCAATGGCGAGCGCATCCCCTATCACTCGCTGGAGTGGCAGCAGGTCGATTCCGAGTGCGCCTGGTCGTGCGATTTCGCGATCAAGGATCAGGCGGTCGCGATGAAATGCGTCGAGGGCGCGGCGATCATGATCACCAGCTGCGGCGACACCTGGCTGCTCCGCTGCTATGACGGCTGGTTCGAGGATCGCCGCCATGGTTCGACGGTCTATCGGGTATCCGGGTTCAGCCGGACCCGCGATCTCGATCTCGCCACGCCCCTGCTCGGCGATCTGCCCGGCGGCATGGCCTCGGCGCTGGTCGCGGACCTGGCGGCGCCGCACGGCATCACCGTCGATTGGCAGATGGCGGACGGCTATCTCGCCGCCGGCACGGTGACGGCCAACGACGAGACGCCGCTGGCCGTGATCAGAGACATCGTCCATGACGCCCGCGGCATCATCCTCGCCACCATGGACGGCAACCTGCTGGTGGTGGCGGCCGAGGAAACCGCCATTCCGGACTGGCCGACGGTCGAACCGGCGGACACGATCATCGCCCGGCTGGAGCGGATCTCCACCAGCGAGCAGCGGGATGAGCAGAAGGGATACAACCGCTTCATCGTCTCCGACCAGCTGGCCAGCGCCGGCGGATTCCGCTGGGAAGAGGTGGCGATCGACGGATCGACCAAGGAGGTCCGGCTGTTCGTCGTGCCGTTTGATCCCGCCAGGCAGTTCTATCTCGGCCATAGCGGCGGCACCGATGTCAGCATTGAACCGTTCGGCCTGCGCAGCCTGACGATCCCCGACGAGCAGGTCGAGTTCGTGGCCGGGGCCGGCAAGACCACCAAGCCGATCTACGGCGTCAGCGGCTACGCCTGGCAAAAGGCCGACCTGGGCCTGGTCATCCCGGCCGAAGACTGCCTGCTGACCGCCTCGACCCCCGGCTATTCCCTGCTTTCGATCACCTATCTGACCCAGTTCTACCGCTGGATTGTCCGCGATCCCAATATCGAGGATGTCCAGTTCATCTTCCATGAGGTGACGCCATGACGACCGTCGTCGGCACCCTGGTCGTCGGTTTCGGCAAGGATGCGGAGACCGCCTCCGGCTCGATCATCGCCGAGTGGGACGATAGCAAGAACCTTGATGCCGAGGGCGAGGTCAAGCGTGATTTCGTGCCGGGAGATGTTGCCTGGCTGCTGATCCATCACGATAGCACCGCCACGATCAACGCGGTCAAGACCACATCCGGCTCGATCGCGGGCGAGGGCGAGGTGATCCTTGACCGTACTGAGGAAATGGGCTGGGCTGAGGCGGGCGAGGAGCAGGGTCTCCGCTATCTGCCGGCCGGCGATCTCGCTTTTGACTGGTACGGCAACGCCGGCAGCGGCGAGGTGGTCGCGGACAAAGAGGTCAAGCAGACCGGCGGTCAGTTCCCTTGCATGGCCGACGTATCCTATCCGGTGCTGTTCAGGCGCTATCGGCTGCAGACCCCGGTCATGGACCTGGCCGAGGAGGAAACCTTCCCGCTGCGGGTCTATATCTACTACACCGAGGAGATCGCCGGATGAGCCTGAGCATCGAGGTATGGCGGGACCTGGGCGACATCCCGGGTCCGGAGATCGTCTGCCGGTATTTCAAGAACGAGGCGGTGTTCCGCCAGGTCGGCCGGGTAGCGATCGACCAGTCGGCGCGGGGCCTGAAGCTCGCGACCATCACCCTGCCCGGCATGCGGCGGGCTGTCCGGCCCGGGCAGGTCATCCGGATCATCGACACGGCGACCGAATACCGCGCCCGGGTAACCTCGATCCATTACAGCGTCGGCAGGCAAGCTGACGGCAAACCGTTCGCCACCTGCTCGATGGGTCTGCGGATGCTGGAGGTGCGGTGATGCTGCGCGACGGTGAGGTATTGCAGCGGCTGTTGAAACCCGCCGAGCCGGTGCGGCGGTTCTGCACGATCGAGGAGCTGCTGCCGGACGGACGCTATGTGGTCGCCGATGACCGGCGCCGCCGGCTGACCGTCGATGGTGCGGCCGGATATCTGCCGGGGGCCGCGGTGATTGTGCAGTCCGGCCGGATCGTCGGGTATGGCAGCCGGACTCCGGTAAGCAAAACTTGGAGGGTTTGACGATGACAACGAAACGCCCGATCCGTTACCTGCTTGCCGCGATCACCTGCTTCGTCCTGGCACTGCTGCTGGTGCTGTTCGCCGGTTGCGCGAGACAACCGGACAGGGTCACCGTGCAGCCGCTCGAGGTGGTCAACGGCCAGACCGTGGACGAGTGGATCGAGGACCTCGAGCAGAACCCGCCGCGCCGCGATCCGCTGCAGCCGTATGGGTTCAAGGCGGCGCCATCGACCTGGACCGGCTGGAATAAAGTCTGGCTGGCGGCCGGGATCGGCGGGCAGGCTGCCGATGCCGCCACGACCATCGACGCCCTTGACGGCGGCAATTGCCGAGAGGTCAACCCGCTGCTCGGCGACGATCCGGACGAAGGCCTGATCGTCGGGGTCAAGGTGGCGGCGGTAGGACTCGGCCTCTGGATCACCGAATACTGGCTGGCCGACCATCCCCGGCAGCGGCAGTACCGGAACTGGATATACGGATCACTGGCCGTCGCCGGCGGTGGCGCGGCACTCTGGAACGCCTCGCAGTCCTGCGAGTGATGGTCGAACAATCAACCGGAGAAACGAGATGAAACGAGCATTGATTTTAGCCATTGTCCTGCTGCTCCTGCCGGCCATCGCCGGGGCCAGGAGCGTGACCGTGGAGTGGGGCTACGACACGCCCGCCACCGACCTGGCCGGGTTCGTGTTTTACAAGGACGGGGTGAAGGTTAAGGAGTTTTCAGACCCGATAGCCAGGACGTTCACCGGCGAGCTCGACCTGTCGGACGCCAAGGCCTGCTATACCCTCACCGCCATCGATGTCGGCGGCAACGAGACGCCCCATTCCGCCTGTTACTACTACGACCCCGCCCCTGACGGATCGCCGAACAACCTACGGGTCACGGTGGTGGATGTGCAGGTCGCCCCGCCAGCCGGCAAGGTGACGCCATGACCCGCCGATATTTCACCCTCGCCGCCCTCTCCCTGCTGGCCCTGCAGCTGGTCGGCTGCGGCGACGACAACGAGCCGATCGCCACGGCCAAGCTGGATCCGCTCAAGCAGGATGACGAGGATCGGGCCCTGAACGAGCCCGATCCGGTAAGTCCGGCCCCGTCCACCAGGGGCGGCGACTACGAGGCCGATATCGAGCTCTTCCCCGGCGAGTCGTGGACGGCCGCCGAGGAACAAAACAGTTATGCCGCCGCCGCGATGAGGTTCAGCCGCAAGGGGACTTATGACACCTACGGCACCCGCAACGGCGGCCGCCAGGCCTGGCGTATCCCGAAGGTCGGCCGGGCCGGCGGCAAGGCCCTGGTCCGTTTCCCGAGCGGCCGGCAATACCTGGTTACCCTGGGCAAGGCCAACCGCTCGAACAAGGGCTTTGTCTTCAAGAAGGGGTCCCACGGCGGCTGGTATATCCATGCCTGCTATGGCGACCGATCAAAAACTGTCACCGTATATTGGAGCTGATTATGAGAAAAATTGCGTTGATTTTCGCCGTGCTGGTTATGGCCGTGTCGCTGTCCGGCTGTATCTTCAGTATGCCCGAAAAGTTTACCGAGGCCAACGCCCAGATAGCCGCCTCAAATGACACCAGGCTCGCCATCTTCGGCTCAAGCATGGCGTCATGCGGCGACAATGCGGCCTGTCAGGTTGCCGTCAGCATGGCCTTTGCCGGGAACATGGGCCAGCAGCAGTTCTTCCGGCCGGAGACCGCCAGGGATTACCTGCAGGCGTTCATGCCATACGCGACCCTGGGAGTCGATGTCTTCCGCCTCTGGGGAGGGTTCAGCGGTGGCGGTTCGGGGGGCTATGTCGTGACCGGCGATAACAACTCGTTCAGCGGCATTGGCAACGATCTTGTGGCCGACAACGAGAGCAGTCTTTCTGCCACGTTCTCGTCCTCGACCTCGCTGACGAGTTCCGAGGGCAACCGAGACTTCAACCTCGGTTCGGACGCCGGCACCATCGACGACACCGGCATAATCGATCCGGTGACGGTAGATGACGATATCAGTACCGAGCCGGTGACCGTTACTGAAAACTGATCAACATCAACGCGGAGAGCTGGCCATGAACATACTGGAAATCGCCACCGGCGCAAAGAGCTCGGAATACCGGGTGGTGCTGATCATCATCGCCATCCTCGGCTGCCAGGTGCTCGGCATCGATGCCGTCGCGGTCCTGCCGCTGCTGCTCGACGGATCCGACATCGTCAGGTATGAGGAGCTGCTCCGGGCCATGGGTCCGGCCCGCGTCGATCCCGGCGGATCGGCGGTCTGGGCCCTGGCTCTGGTCGGGGTCGGCTACCCTGCCGCCCGGGCCTACGTCAAGAGCCTGAAGGCCGGCCAGTCGGAGGAGCCCGAGCCATGATCGTGCAGATGTGGGAGGGCATGGCCCTCCAGATCACCGTGCCGATGATCACCGCGTTTCCATGGCAGCGGAGCTACGAGGATTTTCCGACCAACTGCTGCGGCGCCGGCGCCGGATTCTGGGAGCGGGTCGTGCCGGACTATATCCACATCCCGCCGATCATCGTCCGGGGCGCGGATCCGACTGCGATCAAGATCAGCCCGGCCTGCTCCATCCACGATCTCGACTGGGACAACGCGGCCCCGAGCTGGGATGATTTCCACGCCGGCAACAGCCGTTTTTACGCAAACATTAAAACGATCGTGCTGAAAAAAACCCGGGCCGGCAGCAACACCCAGCTCTACGCCCTGCGCTACCCGGCGATCTACGCCCACGCCGTCGACACCGGCGGCCGCAAGGTGTTCTGGAAGTTGAAGCGGGACCAGGGCCACCAGATCCCGGACAGCGCGGCCTGGCTGTTATGACCTGCCCTGACTGCGGTGCCACCCTGTCGCGAGACTGGATCTGCGACGTCTGCGGCTGGACCGCCGCCGGCGATTGCTGAGGATATTTACCCGGCCTGGATGGTCGGCACGGCTGGTTTCAGTCGATACGGAAAACCCGGGAGACGGTATGTCTAACCGATTGATATGGATACCAGACAGACGAGAGGATAAAGAAAAAATGGACGACCACCTGGTATGCCCCAGCCATGAGCACGTCGACAACAGCATCAAGCGTCAGGAGGACATCCTAGACCAGATCCGCGTTGAGAACCACTCGCACCAGCTTCAGATCACCAGAGTGCTGACGGAAATAACCGAACAGCTGAAATCGATCCACGAAGTCAAGACCACCTTGGTCGAGCACAGCCGGCTCAGGGATGAGGCTCGCGCCGCCTGCGAGCGAAACCGGGTAGCCATGTGGACCGATATCAACAACATTAAAACCAGGCAGGACAAGAAGGACGGCTCGATGGTCCTCGTCGCCAGCGTCTGCACCGGTATCGGCGCGTCGGTGGCCTGGCTCCTCACCTGGCTGCAGAGAAACCTGTTTCAGTAGGGATTGATTATGAGCACAGTGCAACGTATCGAAGAGATCCTCGCCGCCGCCGTCCAGGTGCCGGTCAGGGACGCCGCCGGTATCATCACCCCGAGCGGCGTCGACGCGGCTGCCAGGGTCAAGGCAATCAAAGATTGCTTGCGCATCGTCAAGGAGGAAGAGGATGATAATGCATAAACAGTGGGGCTTTTGATGACAAAATCACCGCAATATATTTCCGCGTTTCACAAGACCATGGATCACGAAGGTTGGAATAAACTGACGAACAACCCGCGCGATCCGGGCAAAGAGACCTTCTCGGGGATATCCCGGGTCTATTGGCCGACCTCTCCGGTATGGGATCTGCTCGCTCGCCTGCAGCAAAACCCGACTGATCGTGCCCTGCTTAACGCCACGATGGACGCGGTAGAGGATTTCTATCTGGTACAGTTCTGGCTGCCTATCCAGGGCGATACGATCGCTGCCCTGTCCGTGCAGGTCGCCGAAGAGACCTTCGACACGTGCGTCAACGTCGGCCTCGGCCGAGGCGGGGAATACCTGCAGGAGGCTTTGAACCTGCTGAACGTCAACGGCCGGATTTATCCGGATCTGCTGCTCGATGGCAAGATCGGCCCGAAGACGGTCGCCACCCTCCGGCGCTACCTCGATTCCCGGCCGCCGTCCCGCGATGCCGCCGAGGCCCGCTTACTGCGGGTGATGAATTGCCTGCAGGGCGGCCTGTACATCGATCGTATGCGGAAATACCCCGAACGCGAGGAGTTCCGCGGCTGGTTCGATCGGATTTAAAAATACGCTGCAGTTCGAGCCGCCGCTGAAAACGAAAAAACCGTTGACAGCCCCGGCCTGACTGGTGTACAGTCGCCGACACATTTGACGCTCGACCAATGTACAAGGCCAGCCTTGTACGGCAAAAACAACAAAATTTGCCGCAAATTCAGAAACATTGGAAGGGGGTCCGTTATCCTCGGTAGCTCAGTCGGTAGAGCGGGCGAGCGTGAAAAAACGATAAAAGGAGATAAGCCCTCGGGTTTATCTCCTTTTTTTATTGTTTTTGCGTACAAGGCTTTTTTCGGAAAATCTGAAAAACGCGGATAATGCTTTGAATATATTGCTATATTTTTCTTGTACGCATGACGGTTATTTTTGCCTTCCTGGTCCTCCTGGTCAGGCTGATCCTGGCCTCGGTTTCCTGCCTGGCCTGCTGCTCTTTGGTTTTGCTTGCTTTTTTCCTGGTCGGTCCAGGTTCAATGGTCATAACGATTTTCTGCTCTGATTTGTATGTTTTCTGCTCTTCGTCACCAATCAGCATTTCCCCTGTGCCGGTAAGTAGAAATTTCCGGTTTATCTTAAATGCCAATTCAAGAGATCTGAGTACCGGTTCGCTAGGCACTAAATTTCTCCTTTCGATATCAGATACATATCCTCCAGTTATTCCAATTCTATTGGCAAAATCAGCCTGATTCAGGCCAAGGTGTTTTCTTATTTTTTTAAGATTTTCGCCTATCATCTTATTTTATTCTTGATTAATTAAGATTTTCTTAATACAAGTCAGATTATGGAAACGTATGAAATCAAAGCAGCCATCATTGGCAAAGGGAAACAGATTAAAGACTTGGCTAACACCGAAGGTGTTACAAGCTCTGCAGTTTCCCAGGTCATCAAGGGAAAAACTAGATCAAAAAAACTTCGCAGGGCCATTGCTGCGGTAATTGGTAAGCCGGTCTCGGAAATCTGGCCTGAAAACACAACCGAAGGAGAAAAGGCCGCATGAAAACAAAACCGATCAGCCGGGAATGGCCCTGCACCCGTTGCGGCACCGTCAACCAGATCTTCAACGACAGGGCGTTCTCGGAACTGTGCCTTAATCTTCTGGCCGGCCTTACCGGGATTGTCATCTGCGGCAAGTGCGGCCAGACGGACCAGGTCGTTTACCGGAATTCGACGCTTGAGCTGGTCGTTTCCGGTGACTGACAAAACAAAACACCCCGGCCCTGTCGTCTTGACAGACGAAAAAAGGGTGAGACGGGTCGCACTTTCGATCCTAGCAGGTGCCGGGGGCTTTTTAAAGCTGATTTTTTTCATATTTTGAGCTTTGCAGGTCTGGGGAGGAATGTAAATGTCGAAAGAATCGTCCAAAATGCAGTCCTGGCAGGTCTTCCACTATGCCAGGAAACGCCTTGGCAACTCCACCCTCTACGCCATATTCGGCAAGAAGAACGCCCGCGCTGTCGACTTCTGGTGCCAGAACCCCAGGACCACCGGCAAGGAAGAAACCGCCTACGACCCGATCCAGGGCGTCAAGAACCTCCTCGAGGCCCTGGATGACCTGGGCCACTGCGACGTGGTCCGGTCCGCCATTGCCTTCCTGATCTCCGGAACCTCGCTCGAGTGCGGTGTCAGCCCTCGTGTCGTCGATCCTCGCCCCACCATCACCGAGGAGATCCTCCTCGACTACAAGGCCGTCGCCAACCTGCAGGCGGCGATCGAGGCCGGCGAAACTCCCGAGGAAGTCGAGGAGAAGAAACAAACAGCCATCGCCGAACTCGATCGCACTATCGCAAAATACCGCGAGGATTTCCACCGATGAGAGAGACCAGGGAAACCAGGGAGACCAGAGAGACCAGAGAGGCCAGGGCGCGGTACCATTGCAAGACGGTGCTGTTCCCGCTGATGGTCCGGCTCCGCAAGAAGATTGACCGGATCAAGGCTGAACGTGCAGAAAAAACTCTCGAGGGAGCAACGCCATGTCGTACCGCAGATCTCCATTGACCCGTTTCGTCAATCGTCACCAGTCGGGGATTACCTGGCTGGTATCAACCGTACTGCCCAGCGTTGCGGCGGCGCTGATTTTCGGTTTTATGATCGCCGCACCCCTTCTTCATCTCGGAAACACGGATGCTTCAGGCCCCGTTGAGCGTGTTTCCGCTCCCCTCCATTCCTCACTATCTCACCTTACCGAGCAAACAACGGCATACGGATATCCAGACCCCGGAACGATCGCAAGCGGGGCGGGGCTGGATATCCTGGAGGTAGGGCTGTGATTGTCCTGGCCAAGAAACACACAGGTATGCGGGTGGACCACTCGGGCATACTCGGGCGGATCGCCGCCGGGTGCAAGGTCCGGCCAGATCAGCGCTTTCTTTTGGGGGAGATGGACCGAAATCTGGAGGAGATGGCCAGGCGGTTTTACGCGGGAGACGTCAGCGCGGTTGACGAGTTTTTGCAGTTGTACTGCCTCGATGATGATCGACCACAAGAGGAGGAAGTGCTGTGAAGATCCTGTATATGGTTCTGGCTGCCTGGGTTCTAGCCGGTCTGCTGATGTACTGCCACCGGCACGATATAGAGCAGATGCGCAACGATTTTCAGGCGATGCAGCGATTGCCAGAGGACCTGGGAGGACGATGAGATGAGCATACAGTCAGGGGATTTTCAGTGCGTGCGGGTGGGTAAATACACGATCTGCCGTGGTCCTGATGAGAAAGGAATCTGGATTCAGGCGGAAGATGGCGATGGCGGGGAATTCTCCGAGGAGAGTTTTGAGGCCGTGGTCGATGTCTTTTACCGGGAAAACTTTTGACGCCGAAACCGGCAATATCGAGGCGAACCATGGCAGCAGGTATCGAACAGATCCTGATAGAGCGGTCGGCGGTGATGCGGACCAACGAGTTGTTGGCCGAATGCCCGCTCGGCTGCACCTGCTCGGAAAATATAACCGATCCGCTGCGGCTTCTGAGCTGCGGCTATTTTAACGGCACGATCAGCGATCAACAGGGTCTGCGAGTCGTGTGCGGGTACGAGGAACGATCGAGCTTTATCCAGTCTGGAGAAACGGCGCGGCCATGGGGGCCCGGCGCCTGAAGCAGCAAACAGGAGGTGTGTATGGATGGTAAACCTAGGGATTTTACTGAGGTGCTGACCGACCTCAGAAACGGCAGGACGCATCATGATCTGAGTCTTGCTATGCATGAAGCGACCGAGGCGGCGATGCGGACCGGAAAGATGGCCACGGTGCAGCTGACCATCAAGATCAAGCCGCAGGGTGACCGGCAGGTCGAGGTTCTGGACGCGATCAAGCGGACCATTCCCGAGCCGAACCGGCATCCGACGATCATGTTTATCGATGATGATAACCGGCTGACCAGGTCGGATGTCCGGCAGATGCACATCGATGACCTGAAGGTGGTCGAAGAGGCGCAGCCCAAGGGTGATCTGGTGCTGCTGAACAGCAAAACAGGAGAACTGAAAGAGGTATCTGTCCAATGAGTGAATTTGAATCTGAAGCAATATTGAGCGCCGGCGTGGCGCTTGGCGAGCAGAAGATCATTGAGCCGGGTGATGGGCCGTCGAAACGGTTTATCATCGTGCCGGACGGTTACACGGCCCAGGAGGTTAAGGTCGAGGATCTGCGCGATGCGCCGTTCCGGAACAAGGGCGAGGTGATTGTTGCCACCGTTGACTCCTTTCTGCGCTTCAGCGAGCGGGAGCTGCTGCACGGCACGACGGTCTGCTTGGCCTTCATGGATATGGGGTCTTTCGAGACGATCTTCAATTACACGGCCGGCGGTGATATGCCGGGCTGGGCCGACCGGTCGGTAAAACTCTTACTTCGGCAAACGACGGCATGGTCGCGATGGAAGAGCAAGAACGGGGTGCAGATGGACCAGCTCGCTTTTGCCGATTTTATCGAGGCCAATATCCCCGATATTTCTGAACCGGATGCGGCGACGATTGTCGAGATGATCCAGCAGTTGAAGGTGCACCGCAAGGCGGAGTTCATCAGCGTCGTGGATCCGCGCACCGGCTTCACCAACCTGACCTTCAACGAGCAGACCAGCGGCGAGACGCTCAAGGGCAATATCGAGTTCTGCGGCAAGATCGTCCTCGGCCTGGCGCCGTACCGCGGTTCCGATAAATACCGGGTCGAGGCGGCGCTGCGGTTCAACATCAACGATCAGAACAAGCTGCGGGTGTTTTATTCGCTGATCAACGCCGACCTGGTCGAGGAGCATGCGTTCGACCAGGAGCGCGAGAAGGTGATGGAGAAGATGAACGAACTGGGAGTGCCGGTGTTCGACATCTGATGGATGCGGCGAGGACGGAGGACATCGAAGGTGTGCAGGACCATTATGCCCGCCGGCTGATCTGCGCCGGATGCGGGGCAATTATCCGGCCCGACTGGATCATCGACGATGTCCTCTGTCCTTACTGCCTGGATAAGCTCAGGACAGGCGAACCGAGTTGGAGTTTCAAGGAAGTGAAAGCATCAAGGATTTGAACGAGGGATCATGTCAGACTTCAGGGTTGATACGTTTTTTTTCAGGCACAACAAGACCAAGCGGTTGCATCGCATGCTCGGGTATGAAGGGGTTTTCGCCCTGATGAAGCTGTGGGCGTATGCGAGCGACTGCAAGTATGACGGCGACCATGTTTTCACTGCCGACGATATCGAGCTGGCGGTTGACTGGGAGGGTCAACCAGGGGAGCTGGTGGCGGCGCTGGCGAGTTGCGATCCGTATATATGCTTCATCGATGCGGTCGACGGCGGCTATCTCATCCATGATTGGGAGGAACATAACTGCTATGCGGCGACCGCAGGCAGCCGCACCGATGCGGCCCGCAATGCCGCGAATATCCGCTGGAAAAAGAAACGTGGAGTTGGTGAGGATGCGAAAGAGAAACCGCATAATGCTACCGCATGCGATGCGCATGATGCGGAAAATGCGGGCGGCAATGCGGACGCATCAACACCGCATGATGCGGATGATGCGCCGAGCAATGCCCCAGCCCCATCTCCAGTTCCATCTCCAGTTCCATCTCCAGTTCCATCTCCATCTCCATCTCCATCTCCATCTCCGATAGAAAAAGATTTAAAAGCATCGTGCAAGCGGGATCCTCCTGCTCCCTCCCGAATGTCCACGTCTGCACCTGGTGGTGCAGCGCATGCACGAAAGAATTTTCATCAGAACCTGTTTGAGAAGTTCTGGACGGCGTTCGATGACAAGCGAGGGAAGACGCCGGCATGGAATGCATGGCGGGCGATCAAGGGGTTGGATGAGCAGCTGGCTGCAACGATCATTGCCGGGGCGAGGGCATACGCCGAACAACGGGCGGAGATTGTGGCACGCAAGGGCACGCCGAAGATGGCGCAGGGTTGGTTATCCGATCGCAGGTGGGAAGACGACACTGCCGTGGCAGGCGGGGCACCATTGAGCCCGACTCTGAGCGCGGCGTTTTCAAGGGTGATGGAGGTCGACAATGGGCACGTATGAAACGACGGTTCCCGATCCGTATGAGTTCCTCACGGCCGACGAGATGGAGATTGTCAAGGAGCACTACAACCTCGTGAAGAACTGCCGATCGCAGGAAGAGACCGAGAAGGCGCTCAAGGGGTGGAGCGAGCGACAGAGGAAGATCGTCGTCAAGCTGCACGAGCGGATCAGGACGAACGGCTCGATGATTGCCGGTCTGTATCCGTCCGGTTCGTTGAAGTTCGCAGTCATACCGAAGAGCGCGACGGACCAGGTGATGGCGTTGTCCGATGCTGACTTCCAGTTGTACCGGCAGGGGAAGATCAAGTTCGTCAACGGTCGACTGACGAGTGTGGACTGATGCCGGTACGAGCGAAGAGAGTCTGCCGTGCTTCCGGATGCGGCAACGTGACCGATCGATCCGATGGCTACTGCGAAGCATGCAGTCAATCCGAGAAGAACGAATCGGCTACGGCAAGGAGAAGCAAGGAGACCGACCCGTTCTACTACTCGACCGAGTGGAGACGGTTCCAGAAGTGGTGGCTGATGCGCAACCCGCTGTGTGTCGTATGCCGTCGGCCTGGTCAGATGGTTGACCACAAGGTTCCGATCAAGGCTGGCGGAGGAAAGCTGTCACCTGACAACACTCAGACGATGTGCTTCAGGTGCCACAACAAGAAAACCGGTTCGGAAAGAGCTGCGAAGAACAGCAGGAGAGCGAGATGACGCGACGATCGGAACGAGGACCATCAACCCAGGGGCGGTCTCAACCTCTAGCGGGGCACCGAGCACAAC